TTCTAATTGAGATTCACGTTGTTTAGACCATTTCCCCTCTAATTCATCAAATTTTAATCTCATCTCCTCTTTGGCACCAATAACCATCTCTCCGTTTCTAAACGGATCTAAGGGTGGACCCATGAAAACATCTTTTATCATTTCATATTCTTGTCTTGGAGTAAGATCAATACCTGTTAAACCATTGTCAATTAGGTGTTGAGTGATAAGTTCATTTCTTTTCTCTTCATCATCATTTAATGTAAGGGATTCTTGTATAGCAAAATCACGAAAAGCTGTATATCCTAATGTATCATACTGTTTGCCCATCTGTGGAATAAACACAGGATTATCTGGATTCTCTAAATTATTTCTTTCAAGTTGTGCGTTTTCTTCTAAAACTTGAGGACCAATTTTATCTAATTCGTTTGGGAACGCATCAAATCTAAGATCGGATTGTCTTTTTTCTTTTTCACCTTTATATTTATAAGCCATTGCGGTTAGTTCACCAGCAAAATTAGCAAGCTCGGCTCCTATTCCCATATAAAGACCAGCATCTTGGTTTAAGTATAGATAATTATTTTTAACTTCCTGAGCGGTTGGGTAGGAATCAGTAGCGAATTCAAAGACAGGATCCGGGTTAACAATACGAGGGGTTTCAATTGCCTGTTCTCTAACCACAGGTTCATCAACTAGATTAAGTGCGCTTGTTTGAGGAGATCTTCTCTTAGAATAATAAGCTCTGCGTTCTCTTTCTGATTGAGTTTCTATAGGATTTAATCCTTGCTGTCTTTGCTTAGCCACGTTTTGGTTCTCCTGTTATTAAATTAGCGTGTTTATCTACAATAAGATTTATAAATTTATTTATTTCTTGTCCTGTGATATTAGGGTGCGTATCTATATATCCTCTTATTCCTTCGGTGAATAAAAATTTTAAATTATCAGAGGCACTAATAGTAGGGTCTTCTGTAAGAGCCGCCATATCTGCCCATCTATCTACAGGAACATTACCTTGTCTCATTTCGTAGAAGACACTGGTATTTAATTGTTTCGTTTGTTCTTTGATTTTATTTCTAGAAGCATCTAACTTTAATGAAACCGCATTAGTCATTTCTTCTTGAACTGAGTCTCTTAAGAAAGCCGAAACAGCTGGATTTTCTTCTGATTCTTCTCCAGTTACTTTTGATGCATTAGATACGGACCAAGCTGGTTCTACTTCACCATCCTGATTGGTTACACTAAGTCTTCCATTTGTTATCATGGCTCCATCAAGTAAACCTAGTGTGGCAAATTTCTTAAAGTCACTTACATGATCTGATACTGAGATATCAGGATCTAAATCTGAATCTTCACTCTGAAGCATTTTAGTTACTTTATTTAATGTATCTTCTTTATATGCCATCTGACCTTTAAGCATATCCTTTGATTGATTCATCATCATAAAACTAGCTAATACTGGTTCATATTCTTTTTCTAACCACTCAGGCCACTTATCTAAATTATCCCTAAGGTATGATTCTTTTTCAAAAGTATTATTAAACTTCTTAAGCTCACCCCGTGTTTGTTCTCTTAGAGATTCTTGTGATAGCTTAGGATCTCCTGTTAATGAATCATAAGTATCCCAGTAATATTTTCTGGTATCCTTGTTTAAGTTAAAGTCTCTAGTACCGGCCAGCCATGTTTTAAATACAGACTCTTGATCATCCCCGTATAATCGCTTGGCTTGACTAATAACTTCGTTTGACTTATTAATAGACATGTTATTAGATCTTGTCTCTAGATTCGAGTTTAATGTATCGTAATCGAAAGATTCTGGCTTTGATTCATTTACAATAGCCTCTAATTTATTAAAAGATTCGTTATTAATCATTTAAATCCTTTCTTATGGTGCAAAGAAACTACCTTTATTAGCATAATTAGCAGCTGCCCCGGCGGATACTCCACCAAGAGTACCGCTAACAATGCTACTAGCAAGAATAGATCCACTGTTATCGGGTATATTAATGGGATTAGAATTGAAAGTTCCTAAAGCTGGTTCTAAGAACTGTGCCGCACTAATAGATCCAGTAAGCTCACTGTCTACTACGGCCATTTGTCTGTTAAAGTTAGTCATAAGAGCGGCATTAGATTCTGAAGATTTTCTTAGATTTTGATTTAGAATTGCCTTGGCTGTTCCTGAAGAAAGGCCAATACCTTTACCAGAAGCTTTACTAATCACAGCTTCATTTAATTTAAAAGTTTGATTACCAAGTTGGCTGACATTATTTCTAAGGGCTTCTTTAATAAAGAATTTTTTCTGTCCTGCTCTCTGACCAGACGCAAGAGCCGATAGCTTGGCTTGTTTAAGTTGCGAACCCCATGCAGTTAGTCTCTGCATGTTCTCTCTATCGACTTTAAGTCCTCTCATTAAGTTCTGATGACGCATCGCTAATATCTGTGCATTTCTTTCTGCACTAGCTTGCTGCGATCCCATTATCCCAGAGAAAACTCCTCCGGCTAATCCAATTGCCCCTAGGGCTACTACTGCACCCATTATTTTCTCCTTTTTGATAATGATACAAATTCTTCAATAACTTCAAGATTATCATTTAAATCCTCAGTAAATATACGCAATACTGGGATGTCGCTATTAAACGATAAATAATCTTCAACCATTTCTTTTCGTTCCTCTATTAACTTCGGTACTGATTCATCAGGTATTTTAATCCAAGGTACTTTTTCTAGTTCTTTATTCTTTACCCTAATTGTACTTTCAACCTGTTTACCTGTATCAAATCTTTCTAATAGAATAATTTTAGAAATGTATTCTGGCTTTGTTTTAACTAACACATGAGGCCATACTTTAACGCCGTGATTTTTCCATTTGTGAAAAGGAATTCCTTGAGAGTAAATCACACGATCTATTTCATAATATCCTTTTGGATTCTCTTCTTTAATAGACCAAGAAGGAAACTTCCTACCAACAATAGGTATATATTTCTTTAACTCTCTCATTACAAAAGAGGTTCCACATCGGGGTCCAATTCCTGTGACTGCAATCATCTCCTGCGACCACTTCTTAAAATGGGCTTGTATTTAGATTGGCTTTTATCAACATACCTGTAAGCACCAGATACACGTTCAGGAAATAAATTACCTACCCTATCATCAGACATCCAAGAATCAACTATTTTTTGGGATTCTTTCTCTTGGTTTTTTTCAATTAAAGAATCAACGTCATGTATGAGATTATCTTTCCACTCATTAACTGCTAAAGATAATACATCAACTCTGTCATCGTGAGCTAAGGCTCCTCTTCTTTCTGTAAGCCTTGTAATCTGAATCTGGGTTTCTTTTTGTTTAATTGCTTTAGTGTTAAAGCATAGTCTATGTTGAGACATCACAGGTTCTAATGCCCTGATCATTCGAGATTCTTTTGCCCCGGTTACTTTTCTTTCCATAATTCCAATATGCGGACATATACGTTGAATAACAGGCATTAAAAGTTTATTAAACATAGCGTCACCATAGTTTGATTCAGCAACAATAGCTTGAACATCATTCTCTAACGCAATTTTACATATCTTAGTAAGAACAGCCTCTGAATATCCTCCGTCTAAACCACCTAGTTCGTGGATAAATATATAACCATTCTTGGTAGAGGCCGCACAGTAAGAAGTTTCATCTTTACCTCGTCCACTTGGGTCTACAAATAGAAATTTCTGCTGTGGTTCGATGAATTTTTCCGATATCCACATGGGTTCGTATACTTTATCACCAGACATCCCAAAGGACGGTACGTTCTTCTTAGGATTACTAGATCCCCATACAACTTTTTCTGGTACTAGTTCATGATCAAAATCTACAACAAGTAAATCCTCAAGCTTAAGGGGATACTTTTGAGCATCAGCTAAACTTGTATCTAGTTTATAATGTAAACCAAACAAAGTAGGACCAACTTTTGCCTGTCTGTCTAATAAAACCTCTTTGCTAAACCTTTCGGGTTGAGTGGGTTCACCGGGTTCAATATCTAAATCCATAACCCACTCGGCTACATCTTCACTCTCAGAGGAAATATCTGGATCTGGCTTTACAGCAGGAAATTTGACAACAGGGTATCCTTCCTTCAGGATATTATAAATTGAGTCTTTAGTTTGAGGGGTTCCTAGAAGGATGACCCTGCCGCCAACATTTCTAATCTGCTCGGCTTCAAGAGCCTTATTAAGTAGTTTTTGTCTTGTTTGTGTAGTCTCACAGTTTCCTTCAATTTCAATATCATCAAAGATTAGATACTCTGCGTGAGATCCAGTAATTTGTCCAGTAATGCCACGGGCATAGCACGATCTATCCTGTCCAATTTTTGTTCTGTTTTGTACATTAAAAGAAAAGGCATTATCAATAGTTCCTTCTCCCGGTCTCATGGAAGAACAATAAGGAACTAAATCTAAAATACGTCTTGTCATAGAGATAAACTCTACTGCTTTTTGACCCGTAGCAGAGACAACCATAATGGTGCTATTAGGGTCTTTTAAAAGAAACCAAGAAGCCAGACAAGAAGTAATAACCGACTTACCAAAACCACGACCTGCTTGTAACTGCATGTCCTTTGGTCCCTTTTGTAGCTCGTCTGCCATAGCGTATTGTGCTGGAGTGGGATCTCCAAGTCCTAGATATTTAAAACAAGCCCACATGTGGTTTCTAAAATCATCTAGCATTTCTTGGGGAATATTCATTTATTTTTTCTTTCCTCTAGCTCGTCTATCTCCGGGTCTATCTGTTTTACTTCCCCGGTTAGCTGAAGCTCTCTTTTTAACTAAACGACCACTTGCTGTATGAGACATATCTAAACCATCTCCGTTACCATAAGTTCCTGCTTTTCTATTAGCCTTATTGAGTTTAGCTCTGTACTTTTTTTGTTTCGCTAATTTATTTCTTCTTTTATCGTACTCTAGTTTTTTCTTATAAGACGTAGGATTTTTCTTATAGTTTCTTGTTGATTTAGATTCAGCCATTATTTACCTTTCTTTTTCCAAGAAATTCTTTTTGGACCTTTTTTAGTTTTAGCTTTTGAGTTACACTGGGCTTTAGTTGGTCTACAAGCGGGGTATGGTCTTTTGCTTTTGCCTTTAGCAGACTTACGACCACAGGGTTTACCTGTTTTGCAATCGACCCATCCTTTTCCGCTGTTTCGACTAAACCATTTTTTTAAGCCTTCGCTTTTCTTCTTAGCCATTACTTTTTCTTTCCTTTTTTCTTGCCGCCAGTTCCCCAGTTTTTAGCTCCTACCTTACGGCATTTAACTAAAGCACCAGACGCATAGGCAGAGGGCCATTTAGTATATCGAGATTTTACCTTCTTAGTACAAGCATCGCTTGCTTTTTTCTTTTTCTTAGCCATCAGCATTTCCACCTTTTTCTTGCTTGTCTTAAACGACTGTTTGGATCTTTAGCAGCTTTTGGGA